CACCGGACATGGAGAAACTGTCAGATGGCAAAGAAAAGAAGCAAAATGAGAAATCCTAATCTGGGGACATGTTCAAAATGCAAAGAAACCTTTGTTCATATTCATGAACGGGCAGATAAAATCTATCAAGTTTATACCACTGGGGAACAGTTAATGTCAGATAAAGGGCGGTCTTGGATGAAAAAGAAGAAATGCCCTGACTGTTCACCCACATATTTTGACAGGCGAATGGATTGTGTTCAGTATCTTCGTTGGCGGAGTGGTTAATGACGTGTCAAGCATACTTAAAAAGCGAAGAAGGAAGATTAAGAGGCATCGGTGGAAGAAAAAACAAAAAGCAAACCGGCACAAAAAGAAAAGACGGTAAAAGATATAAACGTCATTAGTGACCTCACTGAAAAAGATGAGGTGTACAAAGCGGCGTATAACGACCTTATCTTCTTTGGACGTGCATTCCTACCTAATGACTTCCTAAATAAGAGCGTTACCCCTGATTTTCACAGGCATGTGGCTGAAAAGCTAATTTCCACCAAACCCGGTGGAAGGTTGTGCAACATCCTACCTCGTGGGTTTGGTAAGAGTATTCTAGCCAAAGCGGCTATCATGCACAAAATATGCTTCAGGGAGAAGGACAGACACCAATTCATTGCATGGGTAGGTGAGGAACAGGGTCAGGCTATAGATCACCTGAAATACCTAAAGAACCACATAGAGATCAATAAGAAGCTGAGATACTATTTTGGCAATATGGCCGGCGATTCAGTTGGTAAGCGGTGGACGGAGAAGGATATCGTCACAGCCAAGGGAGACAGGATCATAGCCAAAGGAACCAGCCAGAGGCTCAGGGGTCGTACTGAGGTGGATGTAAGGTATACCGGTGTCGTCCTTGATGACTTCGAGTCCGAGCTGAACACCAAGACACCAGAACGTAGAGCCGAGATCAAGAAATGGGTGGTAGCTACAGTATACCCCGCACTTGAGGAGTCTCCGGGCAATGAAGGCTGGATATGGCTCTCCGGTACCATTGTACACTATGACTCATTCCTCCAGATGATATACGAAGGTTTTACGGAAGCATTGAAGACAGGGCGCAAGTATCCATGGGATGTGACCTTCAGGCGTGCCATGGAAGAAGGAACGCCCATCTGGAAGGATCAGTTCTCTTTCAAGAAGCTGGAGAGGAAGCGTCAGGAGTTTATAGAGGCTGGATTGGTCAATAAGTTCGCTCAGGAGTATATGAATGACGCTCGTGATATATCTAACGCCTCTTTCAAAACCGACAAGATCAAGCATCACAGCTTAAAATTTGAGCGTCATGGTAACTTTGGCTATTTAATGGATGGTAATAAGGCTATTCCCATACACACCTACATGGGTGTAGACCTTGCACACACAGCTACGAAGACTTCTGATTATCAGGTCATAATGGTACTGGGTGTGGACTCTAACAAGAACCGTTATGTCATAGAGTATTTCAGGGATCGTATACCTACATTCGACATGCCGGAGCGGATTCTAGCTCTGGCACAGAAATATCGCCCTGTGAGAAGGGTAACCATCGAGACGGTAGCGGCTCAGGAGATGGTGAGGGATATGGTCACTAGGATAAGCGCAAAGGATAGAAGGATGATCCCCGGTATCTTCAAGGGTGCCAAGCCGCCTCCCGGTATTAAAAAGGCTGATAGGCTGGAAACAGCCCTAGGGCCGGTGGTCAACAGTGGGAAACTGTTCATTCGGAGGGAAATGACCGAGATAGTGGACGAGTTCTTTGAGCATCCCGTACCTAAGCATGATGACATCATGGATGCCCTGTACTACGCTGACTATTACTCACAGGCCCCAAGAAGCGGGGTCATGGACGCATCTGACCTTTCGCCGGAAGAATCAGGGCGTGAGTTTAAGTTTTCAAAAGCTTACAACTGGCTTACCGGCTCAAGAATAACTTCTTGACATTTTAGCGACGAGCGGTGTATATTTACACCGTTACCTTCTGTTTAATATTTTATTTAACTTTTTGTAGCTTATAGAACTCAAAGTATACGAAGTGGATAACATCTCATTAAGAGATATGAAAATTGCGTCTATGACCCATGATCTTATTGGGGATGAGGTCAAAATTCCTCAAGATGAGGATATCCGTGTGGCTATTAAGTTTTTTAAGGCTTTTGGCTACGATCCATTATCCCAGACTTTTAAGGACATTGAATCACCTGTTGAGATTCTGAATCGGATGAAAGCGGCAAACAAGGCCCTTATGGAACTAAAGACTCAATCTGAACAACTGAGGCCAGCCTTGCCGGAATCATATCGTTTTGACCCTAAACTTGATTCATTGCAAAGAGAGCCCATGGTGACTTTTCCCTCGGTAATTAAGGGAGTTAAAAAAGCGGAACGAGAGAAATTTTTTAAGGCCTTTGAAACGGTTGAGCCGGAAGGCACAAAGGTTGAGATTGAGTCTATGCCGGCTATACCGGAAGAAATGCTTGATCTCTTCAGGGGGCGGCAATTTCCTATACAACAATTGCCCTATTACCCAGAACAGGACGAACAGAAATCGTTTGATGTCCCAATGCGTGACCAGTCAATGCGGGAGTGGATGTTTAATAAATAATGGCAATACAACAAAGCGAACAATCTAAAACCAATCAAGAGCTTCATCGCAAATGGCGTGATTCCCGTGCCGACTGGGACGAGGAAGCCAGAAAAGACCTTGATTTCTTTCTTGGTAACCACTTTACCGCTGATGAGTCCTCAGACCTTTCGAGTCGTAATCAGGCGGATGTGCCCATGGATAGGATTGCTCCTGCTGTGGATAAGCTTAAAAGTATGCTTACAGCAAAACCGCCGGTGTTTACAGCTATACCCAGAGAAGATTCAGATGCAAAAGTAACGGCTGTATGGAGAACAATCCTTGGTTATGTCTGGGATACTTCTGATGGTGATACCCAGATGAAGCAGGCTATACAGGACTATGCTGTTACAGGGTTGGGATATTTATACGCATACATAGATGCAGACGCAGACTTTGGTAGAGGTGACGTCAAGTTCACACACGTCAATCCGTTTCGTGTTTACGCTCCGCCTGATTGTCGGGACAGGTGGTTTACTGATGCCGAGGGCATCATTCTTTCTACTATACTGACTGGTGAGCAGGTCGTCAACCTCTACCCTGAATTAGGGGAACAGGTTGACCCAGAGACTGGGGAGGTTACACCGGGGATCATTGAAGACCTTTCGACGATACTCGAAGAGGACTTTCCCGATTCAACTAATCGTAATTCCATGAAAGCTTTCACACCTGCGGAGACTAAGGACAGTGATTGGTGGCATCGACAGAAATACCAGATACTGGAACGCTTTTATCCCACCAAGATTCCGTTTTACAGGGTTGTTGACAATAGGAATAACCAAGAAAGTGTAATGGATGAAGAGGCATTTACGACAATGCTTCAGGAGAATCCGGGGGCTATTGAGAGAGGGTTCATGGAGTTTGAGGAGATTATGCAACCACGGATTGCTGTCTCAGCTACTATTGCTGAGATTCCTCTTTATGAGAGTGTATTGAATATAGATACCTATCCTATTGTGCCCATTCCGAATATTTGGACAGAGACACCCTATCCCAAGTCAGATGTATCACGGGCAAGGCCAATGCAGAGGCTTTTGAACAAACTCTGGTCTTTAGCTCTATCGCATGCACAAGCATCAGCCGGACTAAAGCTTATTGTTCCAATGGGATCGGTTCCCAATATGGAAGACCTTGAGCGGGATTGGTCAAATCCAAATGCTGTCATTGAAGTAGATACTACACAGGGAGAACCTCATTACCCGGCACCACAACCTCTTGCGGGAGAGTTTTATCGTCTTATCCAACAATGTGAGTTCTATATAGACTTTTCATTCGGACTTCCAGAGATGATGCATGGAGTACCGGATAAGGCACCGGAAACAGTACGTGGTACAGAGCGTATGATCTCACTGGGTTCAGAAAGGCCTAAGTCTAAGTTGAGAGACGTAGAGTTTAGTATCAATAGATTGGGCCGGGTATTATACGGGCTTTCAAAAGGGCATTATACCTTTGAAAAGATGTTTGCTCTTGCCCAACCCAACAACGATCTGACCGAGGTTACCATCAATCTATATGATGATGTGACTCAGCCAGTCAATGATATTTTCAGGGACAGGCTTAATATCGGTCAGCATGATGTAAGAATCCAGCCGGGATCAACATTGCCTGAAAGTAAGTGGGCTACATATCAGGTTTATGTACAGGCATTCCAAATGGGGCTTATAGATAGGATGGAAGTCTTGAAGAAAAATCCAGAAATTTTTGATAAGGAAGGTATCTTGGGCAGGCTTAATGACTATCAGCGTTATGAGTCCCAGATTCAGGGCCTTCAGGGCCAAGTAAAAGAATTAACAGGCGATCTTCAGACCGCACGTCGTGAATCGGTTCATGACCGGATGCGTGTAGAGGTCTCGAAGATGCAAAGCAAATTATCTGACATCTCTTCGCAAAGTGATGCAGATAGGAAAGTCAGCGCCGCAAAACTCGATACTGCTGTCAAGCTCGGTGAGCGTGACATAAAAGAAGCGGTAAGGGGTATCAAGGGCGCCGACTAATGTACAGTAGGCAAGAAAGGGAGCCCCACAAAGGGGCGCCAAGGCCTGTCACTAAAGGTGACGTCTTAAAACGGGCAATCCATTATGGGTTCCGCCCAAATCACAAGAACATCAGGAGGTGAATTATGGCAGAGGCAACTACACAAGAAGCGACTGAGTATCCAGAAATCGAGGGGTATAACCCCGATGGGTATGTTGCTGACAGCGAAGAAGCTGAGTTTTCAAGTGTGGACTATGAGTCTGAGGCTAAAAAGTTTCAGTCCATGTATGACCGGGCACAGTCTCGGAATCAGGAGTTGGAGAAATACCAGCCACTCGTAGACCTATTGGAGACCAGACCCGATTTGGTGCAAACGCTCCAATCGGCTATTGTCGGTGGACAGCCCGTCCAAGCACGAGACTTGCGAATGACGGAAGACGAGTTTAGCCCTTGGAAGGCCTTCTTTGACCCCGGTTCAGAATCTTATAAACATGTCCAAAAACAGGTTAATGAGGCTGTGGGTAGGGGAGTGCAACAGCAAATGGCTGTTGTCAAGGAACAGGTGTTTATGAATGACCTTAGAAAGGACTTGAAAGATAAGTATAAGTTTGATGACAGTATGGTCGAAGACTTTGTGCAATTCTATTCAACCCCGAAAGAGGATTTACCATTCGAGACGCTTGTTGATGTTTATCTGAAGACAAATGGAAGAGAGGAAAGGTCGAAGCCTTCTTCGTCTTTAGATATTGTTAGGGCAAATAAACAAGCCCCCCGGTCACCCGGCAGTACGCAGGGTGCCGGTGCTACGCCAAAATCTGAAGAAGATAAGGCATGGGACAGCATTAAAAATGCTGGGGGGTTTGGGAATAGATTGCCCTAAGTAGCTTAAAAAAGGAGATAAGCAATGGCTTATTATACTGGACAGCTAAAAAGTAGCAATGTTACTGCGGCCGCAACGTCCGCTGGTGTCGGAACGGCTCCGGATCAACGACGGTTATACGACTTTAGTGACAGAGTTGCTGAATTAGCTCCAGAAGAATCTCCATTTTTTGTATATCTTAGTAAAGTAGCAAAAGTACCTACAGACGATTCTGTGTTCAGGTTCCTTGAGAACCGTTCACGGATTGACTGGACAAACCGTACCCTAGTTGCTGACAGCGCACTGTCGTCGTTAGCGGCTGGTGTAAGCGGTCAGATTGATTTTGATGATGGGTCTGGTTCCGCAATTAGTTGGCTTGTCAAAGGTATGGTTGTAGCTGTTGAAGTGGTTGATGGCAAATCACATGCCGTTTTCCGTATTGACAGTGTCAGTGTGCAGGGTAGTTCCGAAACTCGCTGTGATGTAACCTGTATGAGCGTTGGTAATTCCAGCGAATCTGGTTATGATGCAGTGGCTGACGGTGATGTGGCTCAGGTTATTGGTACGGCGTTTGCCGAAGGTTCCGGTTCTCCGGACGTATGGTCTAAATCATTGGAAGATGATTTTGGTTATACTCAAATCTTCAAAACGGCGGCCGAGCAGAGCAATACCTCTATGGCAACTCGTTATCGTGGATATGCAGACGAATGGAGTCGTATCTGGAATCTCAAGCTACGTGAACATAAGGTCGATATTGAAAGAGCAATGTTGTTTGGTCAACGTGGAAGATCAAGTGGAATTCAGACTACTGAAGGACTTGTAGGTCATGTTATTGTTAACCGTCAGGCGCAGACGCCCGGTTCTATTTCATATAGTTCCGGTGCTCCGTATTTTGCGGCGGCGGCTTCAACGGCAATTACCTATGATACTTTCTTGTCTGATTTCGAGGTCTTCTTTGATCCTGCCCGTGGTGGCAGTAACAACAAGCTGGCGCTTGCTGGTCTACCTGTAGTCTCTTACTTTAACAAGTTGGGGCCGGGTTTTGTTACCAAGAGCTTGGAAACAGAAGCAGAAACCGAATCGCAATCTAACCTGTACAACTTTCAAGCTGTACAGAGAGAAGGTGCCTTCGGTCACAGTATCATGCAATTAAATACCGTTCATGGTGATATGTCTATCATCAGGGAACCGTTGTTTAGAGGCATGTCTGCTGGAATGCTTTTGCTTGCTGACATGAAGCATTGTTCATACCGTCCTCTCGTAGGAAACGGTGTCAATAGAGATACTCATGTTGTCACGAATGTACAACAGGGCGATGAAGACTTACGGAAAGACATGATCCTCACAGAGGCTGGTCTTGAAGTAACGATTCCTGAAACTCACATGTTATATTCGATGACTGATCTAACCAGTGGTGCTTAAACTAGGAGGTAGGTGAAATGCGTAGTGATGTTATAAATGACAACAGTAGCTATTCTGATTCTAACAAAAAAGTAAAATGGGTTACCGAGGCAATGACGCTTACGCCGAATGACTCGGGAACTGTTTTCCTGATTGACCAGAACAGTGGTGCTTATGCTATTACACTACCTGATTGTGCCAGCAAAGACAATGAGATGCTGGGATGGTATGCAGATTTTATTTTGCATACCGTAGCATCAAATGCTGTTACTATTATCGCAAGTACCGACGATGGAGATAATATCCATGGTATCGGTATTGATGGTGAAGATGGTGCGGCTCAGACAGTAACTGAAGGTACCGGTGTTGACGTTATTACTATTATTAGTGGCGCAACAAAGGGTGACCGAGTTAGTCTTGTTTGTGACGGCGACAGTTATTATGTGTTTAGTTTGGCGGCCGATAAGGCTCATATCACGTTCACATAAAGGTGACAAATAGCTAAAAATCTGAAGTTCGGGGTTAGAATCCCGATATAAGGATCAGGTGGCTGGGGGGTCAAACCCCCTGCCACCTCTATGAAAACTTGTATGCATTGTGATAAACCGAATCCGGACGGCTGGTTTTATTGTAAAAACTGCCAGCAACCGGCGTCTCCACGGCAGTATACGGTTAATACAGTGATGAGGGAATCACCTTGGGCTCCGGCCATCAGGCGTGATTTAATAGATTTTAATATGATATCAATGGATAAGGATATTGAAAACAAGGCGGCAGAGAGGCATCAGCATCTCCATAATCAGCTATTCCCCAAGGACAAGAAGCAGGCAAGGATAAAGATTAATAGTGCAGGAAATTAAGGAGAAATAGCTATGCCGAGAAAAGGTAAGACTACTAAGTACAATGGCAAGAAAAGAAAACATAAAACTGTTAAAGCCGCCAAGGCATATAGTGCCAAAATGAAGAAAAAGAAGAGGTAGCAATGGCTAACGAACTAAGAATTGAAACTCAAATGGAATATAGTAAAAGTGGCAGAAAATTACCTGTTCATGATTCGTTCTTTGCAGATGCCTCTGGGGATGAATATACATTTCAAAGACAAAGTGTAGGAACGGCGTCAGAAGCAATAGATATAGGAAGTGATGTTGGAACTAAGGGCTTATTATATATTAAGAATCTGGATGCGTCAAATTATGTACTGGTTGGTAGTAGGTGCTATGAACTTGGCTGGGATACTGAAAGTGTAGCATTAACGCAAGGGTTAAAGGTAACTGGTGGCTCGTCTGGAGCAACTGGATGGATATTATATAAAACATCAACAAATGTAATTTTGACAGACGTTAATGGCACATTTACAAATGACGAAACATTGACCGATTCTGGCTCTGGGAGTGTTTTAGTTAATGGTACAATATCTGATGTAAGTCCGGCATTCTTTGCTAAGTTGAAAGCAGGAGAGTCCGCTTTGGTTCGAGTGGCAGGAAATGATGATTTAATGTCTGTTGCTAATTCGTCAGCCTGTATTGTAGAATATTTTCTAGTTGAAGATTAATGGCAACATTCCAAACTCAGGTAGAGGATATGGTTGGTACAGTAGGCGGTGATTCTTCTGATACCACAGCACTTACATCATTTTTGACGGATGGGGCTAAGGATGTAATTAACCACATGCCGCTGTCTCTTTTGAGGCTTTGCTCCAGTGAGGTATCATTTACACCACAGGCTGTGGGTAGTGAGAGTTCAGCCTCTACGTTAAATACGGCTAAGATTTATAACATTAGGCGCAATGACGGGACGATTGACCAACCCTGTCGTTTGATACGTACCTCACTTAAAGGCCGTACTTCCGATTCTGATGATATGGATTACGCTACGGCAACTGATCCCGTGTATTACATTGAAAGTAATTTTCTTAATATTTTACCATCATCGTCATCTGCTGTGGGTAAATACTCAGAGGTTCAGTACCCGGCGGTGGCGTATGGCGATAGTGCCATTACTCTTTTTCCCGATGAGTTGGAATCACTTGTAGTCCTTTATGCGGCAATGAAGGGAATAGAAAGAATTGTTACGGATACCACTGGCACTGATGAAGACATTGAGCTTGGACAGGCTAGAAAGGATCAATATACATGGCTTCTCAATCAGTATAATGCTGGTATACAGAATATGATGGGGGTACCGGCTGGTGGTGGTGCTGGAGGTGCAAGATGACATTTAAACAGATGCTGTCACGGATTAGGAAGGTACATCCAGATGCTGGGGAAACGTATGTGAAGTCACTTATCAATGACGCACTCCTTGACCTTCGTAAGTATAAGGTTGTAAGAAGGCAGGCTAAGATAGACACAGTAGAAGACCAGCGTTGGTATAATGTGGGAGACAGGAACTCTGATCTCCGTGTAGATAAAATTTATTCCGTTGCCTACAAGGACTCTGATGGTGACTACCGGAAGATTCCAAGGCTAACGGATCATTATAGTATTGTAAATATAGATGAGAAATAATGGCTTATAATTATCCAGAAGAGTATCTTGCTTGGTATAACGTGGGTGACAGGATTGCCCTCGTAACCAGTAAGAACACATCGAGTAAGAATACATTTGAATCAATAGACGAGACCACGAGCAATGGATTGCTCATTGAATACAGTGCCCAGCCACGGGAGGTTGAGAACCTTTCAGATGTGCCGGAGGTAGATGACACGTTACATTCAGCACTGGTGAACTACGTTAATTGGAAACTTTTTGAGGACAGACTGGACGAAGTTAGTGCCGCTTCCGCTGTGAAGTATCGAGCACTCTGGGAAACCAAGGTGCGTCAGGAAGCTGGCAGGGACAAGGTAGGTGGCCAGAGGGCCATCGTCCCGTTTGCGTTTAGATAGATATGCCCATGTCAGAACATCTCGGGCGGAAAGGCATACATAATACAAGGAGATTAAATTATGGCAACAGATTCCCCAGCGGATAGTCACAGATATACTGTTGTAGAACAGGGCAACATCACACTAGGTCAGGCGGGTGTTGCATTTTTAGCTGACACAAGCACGTACACACCACCGACTGGTCTGGTGGTAGTGGCAATACAGTTTACAGAAGACTCTTTATTTGATTCCAGTGATGCGACAACGGCTGAGTCAGATTGGCCAACGGATGCACAGGGTGGCCCCGGCACTAACAGTGACGCTATTAACCAGACTACTATGCCACAGGGTATGACGATCTATGGTAGGTGGAAGACAGTAGCTTTGGATTCTGGTTCTGCATTCCTGTACTTAGGGCCTTAAGATATGCCACGGTTAGGCATACAGCTTGGTATCAGTAATCTTGTACACCAGACTGCACGTCTTGCAAGAGACCTTTGGAACAGTGTGAAAGATACATGGCAGAATGAACACCGTGAATGGCAAAAGATTGTTTAAAGATTTTATCGCAACCATGTCAAATAGTTTCGGGCGGTAAGTTGCGAGATTTAACAAGGAAACTTTAGGAGATTAAATTATGGCGACAGGAACATTAACAGGTTCAACAATTGCTTCGACCTATAAAAGCATTTTAAAAGTAAAAGGCGGAGCTAATACTATATTAGATGGAGACATCCAGCTTATTGAAGATGGAGATGGAGTTGATAGTGTATTAGGTCTTGCTACTGATAGTGCATTAATAAACGGAGATGGAAATAGGCTTTATTTTTATGATGCTGATGGCGATGAGCATATATCAGCAGACACATCGGGTGTATTAAGCATAGCCGCAGGAGCTGAAATTGATTTAACAGCAACCGCAGTAGATTTGAATGGTACACTTGATGTATCTGGAAATACACAACTTAGCGGTACTGTAACTGTAAGTGCTGATGGGACTGGAAAAGATGTAATATTTTATAGTGGTACTGTTGGAGATAATTTTACATGGGATGCTTCTGAAGAGTGCCTAATAATAACAGGGACTGATGCGGCTCAATCTCTAAAGGTAGCTGATGGCGATTTAGTTGTTGTAGATAAAATATATTTATATGATAATGATGGTGGTGAATATATACATGGCTCATCAGACGGACACTTAGAAGTAAACTCTGGCACTACTCTTGATATGACCGCACCCACAGTTGATATAAATGCTTCAACAGCGGTTACTGTTGATGGGCCATCGGTTGCCATATCTTCAACAAGTGCTAGCGAACCTGTACTTCATATTACAAATACACACGCAGGTGCTACGGCTGGTGAAATAAGATTCAATAAAGATAGTGCTTCTGGTGATGATAATGATGTTATGGGTACTATATCGTGGTATGGTACTGATGCAGGAGAAAATACACACCAAAAATTAGCATACATAGATTCAATTATTACAGACTCAGCGGCAGGTTCTGAAGCCGCTTCATTGAGATTCTACGTGGCAGAAAATGATGGTACAAACACTTTAGGTTTAACAATCGCTGGACAAGCTGATGATGATGGTGAAGTTGATGAGATAGAGATAGAAGTTGAGGAAGATACACTTAAGAAACTACTAGAACACTACGTT